GCAACAGCAGGGGTGAGATGAGGCAATCATGGCATCTGTAGGCCGCCCGATGGGCAAGCTGCATCAAGACGATGTGCGCAAAAAGATTCAAGCCGGTCAATTGATAAAAGTGCTGCAGGATCACGCACTTACTGGGGAGGGTGAATTTGCCATGTCTCGGATGAAGGCGATTGAGATTCTCCTGCGCAAGAGCATGCCTGATCTTCAATCAGTGGCGATAACTGGTGAGAATGGCGGCCCGGTTGAGATAGTCGAGATTCGTCGCGTTGTCATCGACCCTAAGCATTGAAACGCCCCGTGTATTCCTGCCGTTGCTCACTGCGAGTCGGTACAAGGGGATACACGGAGGACGCGGCTGCTGTCACCCAGACACGCCGATAGACACACCTTCCGGGCAAGTCAGGATTGCTGACTTCAAGGGGGGGCGCGTCTATTCGTGGCACAAAGGGCGGATCGTCACAGCCCTCGCCACGCCGGCAAAGTCCTACGATGAGCAACAGCTTTACAAGGTCACGCTTAAAAATGGGCGGTCGATGTCTGTTACCGACCACCACAGATTCCTCACTCAGCGGGGTTGGGTTCGATGCTGCGACCTTTCCATGTCCGACGAGGTTGTTTCCGCGCATGAGCAAGCCGCGCCTTCCCATCTTCAGTCCAGTTTGGGCAACGACCCCCCTGTTCTAGTTGGCATTGGCAGCATTTGCAAGCACGACCGCCTAGTTTATTGGGACTTGCATGTACCGTTCTTTGAAAACTACCTTTCAAGCGGGATCGTTAACCACAATTCAGGAAAAAGCCACTTCTTTGCGGAGTTGCTGATTGAGCGCGCATTGATGCAGCCTGGATTTCGCGCTGTGTGCGTGCGTGAGGTGCAAGAGTCTCTCCAGCAGTCTGTGAAGCGCTTGCTTGAAGACAAGATTCAGGCGTTTGGCGTTGGCCACAAATTCGATTGTCAAGAGGCCAAAACGATTTGCCCAGGTGGCGGGATCATTATTTACCAAGGCATGAAGAATCACACGGCCGACTCGATCAAGTCGCTGGAGGGGTTCGATGTCGCGTGGGTGGAAGAGTCGCAAAGCCTTTCGCAGCGGTCGCTTGATTTGTTGCGCCCAACAATCCGCAAGGAAGGCTCGGAGCTGTGGTTTTCGTGGAACCCTGACCTAGAGTCGGATCCTGTTGACCAGCTTTTGAGGACGGCGACGCCTCCGCCTGATTCAATTGTGGTTCAGGCAAACTACGAGGACAATCCGCATTTCCCCAGTGTTCTATTGGCGGAAATGGAGTATGACAAGCGGCGCGACCCTGACAAGTATCAGCACGTCTGGCGTGGGACGTATCGCAGGAACAGCGAAACCCGCGTCTTCAAGAATTGGGAGATTGGCGAGTTCAACGAGGACCCGCAATGGGTTCTCCGCCAAGGCGCTGACTGGGGATTCTCTGTTGACCCGTCAGTGTTAGTTCGATGTGCCATAGTTGGTAGAAAGCTGTATGTCTCGCATGAGGCTTACATGGTGGGATGCGAGATAACCGACCTGCCGAATATGTTTGATGCGGTGCCAGACTCCCGAAAATGGTGGACAACCGCCGACTCAGCCCGCCCGGAGACGATCAGTCACATGCGCAAGCATTGGAGCCCGAAGATCGGCCCAGCGATTAAAGGTGCGCGGAGTCTTGAGGAAGGCGTCGAGTTCCTGCAGAGCTATGACATCGTGGTTCATCCGCGCTGCAAACACACCATTGATGAGCTCACGTTGTACAGCTATAAAACCGACCCATTGACGGGAAAGGTTCTCCCGGTACTGGAAGACAAGGACAACCACGTAATAGACGCATTGCGGTATGCTTGCGAAGGTGCTAGGCGTGAGAAAGCATCTTCCAAGGCAGCTAATTTCACGCCGCTCCCCATCCAGAATAAATGGAACTAGCATGGCCCGCAAGAGTAAATCAGAGCAGATGGATTCGCTTCACCGGGAGGCGCTGCGCAATTTTGACCTAGCGTTTAGCCCGATTCAGTACGAACGTGCGCAGTGCATCGCTGATCGGCGGTTCTACTCGATTTCCGGTGCGCAGTGGGAAGGGCCGCTTGGCCAGCAGTTCGAGAACCGCCCGAAGTTCGAGGTGAACAAAGTTCATCTGGCGGTGATCCGCATCATCAACGACTACCGGAACAACCGCGTCGGCGCGTTTTTCGTCAGCAAGGATGGCAAAAAGGCCGACGACCTGGCCGACACCTGCGCGATGCTGTACCGCGCCGCAGAGCAGGATTCGGTGGCCAATGAGGCTTACGACAACTCATTTGAGGAAGCTGTCGGCGGCGGGTTTGGTGCATGGCGCTTGCGGAACTGCTACGTTGACGAGGGCGATGAGGACGACGACCGACAGACAGTAAAGATTGAGCCGATCTACGACGCCGATACCACTGTGTTTTTCGACCCGCAGTCCAAGCGCCAGGACAAGGCAGACGCGAAGTTTTGTTTCGTGCTGACCAGCATGTCGCCAGACGCCTACGAGCAGACGTATGGAATTGGACCGCAGTCGTGGGAACACCCTATTGAGCAGTACGAGTTCGATTGGGCTACGCCTGACCTTGTGTGGGTCGCTGAGTATTACGTTGTCGAGGAAAAGCGCGCCACTAAGATGGTGTATCGCACTTTGCTGGATGAGGAAGTGGTCTACACACAAGAGGACTTCGACAACGATGAAGAGCTAGAGGATCGATTGGCCGCTGTCGGCACTACGCTGATGCGTGAGAAGAAGTACACGCGGCGCAAGGTGCGCAAGTACATCCTGAGTGGCGGCGGAATCCTTGAGGATTGCGGCCACATTGCTGGCGACCAAATCCCCATCGTCCCTTGCTACGGCAAGCGCTGGGTGGTTGACAGCGTGGAGCGGTGCATGGGCCATGTCCGCCTGGCTAAAGACCCGCAGCGCCTCAAAAACATGCAGCTATCCAAGCTGGGTGAGCTGTCCGCGCTGTCGTCGGTCGAGAAACCCATATTCACCCCGCAGCAAATGGCGGGGCATCAAAATATGTGGAGTGAGGATAACGTCTCGGATTACCCGTACCTGTTGATCAACACGATCACCGACGCAAACGGCCAGGAGGTCGCGCAAGGCCCGCTAGGCTATACCAAGCCGCCCCAAGTGCCGCCCGCAATGGCTGCTCTCCTGCAGATCACCGAGACGGATATGCAAGATATCCTCGGCAACCAGCAGCAGGGCGAGCAAATGGTGTCGAACGTCTCTGGCAAAGCTATTGAGATGATTCAGACGCGACTCGATATGCAGTCGTTTATCTACATCAGCAACTTCGGCAAGGCAAAGAAGCGCAGCGCTGAGATTTTCCTGTCGATGGCAAAAGACGTGTACGTCGAGGAAGGCCGAGAGGTCAAAGGTGTGAACGAGGATGGCACCGCCGAATCCATGCGACTGATGACTCCGGTTATCGGTGAGTCAAGCGGTTTGGAGGTAGAAAACGACCTTAGTCAAGCATCATTTGACGTTGATGTGCAAATCGGCCCGAGTTCAGACAGCAAGCGCCAGGCCACGGTTCGCTCCTTGACGGGAATGATGACGATAACGCAAGACCCGGAGACGCTTGCAGTGCTCGGCGCGATGGTCATGCTCAATATGGAAGGCGAAGGCGTGCGGGATGTGCAAAAGTTCTACCGCAACAAGCTGATCCGCATGGGCGCAGTGGAGCCGACCGAGAAAGAGGCGCAGCAAATGGCCGAGGAAGCGCAGAACCAGAAGCCAGACCCGCAGGCCGAGTTCCTCATGGCCGAGGCACAGAAAGCCCAAGCCAACACCGGGCTGGCTGTTGCCAACACCGAGAAAGCCAAGGCTGACACAGCGCGCATCTTGTCCGAGATTGACGTGAGCCAGCGCCAATCAGCAGTCGACACAGCGCGAGCAATCAACGACCTGACCCGCCCGCAAGTTTAAGCAGCACCGCTGCAACGGCCCGGGGCCGCATCCTCGAGAAAGTGAAGCATGGACGAGCAAACCGAAGTCATCGAAGAATCTGCAGAGATTGAGCAGGAGGAACTGTCTACCGATGAGCTGGAACAAGACCCCGGCGATTCAATCGATACAGAGGCACAAGACGAACCAGCGGTAGCGGATGAGCCCGGCGAATTGGTTGTCACGCTTGGTGATGAAGAGCTGCCAGGAGAGCAGGCCAATGAAGCCGAGTGGCTCAAGAACCTGCGCAAGAAGTACCGCGACGCCACCAAAGAGCTGAGAGAAATCAAGGCGAAGGTGCAGACGGCGGCACCAGAAACCCCGAAACTCGGCCCAAAGCCCACGCTTGAGTCGTGCGACTACGACGCGGACGAGTTTGAGCGCAAGCTGTCCGACTACTACGATCAGAAGCGCAAGGTAGACGATGCGCAGGATCAGGAGCGCAAAGCCAACGAGGCATTGCAGCAAGAGTGGAAGGCCAAGCAGTCGGCATACGAGGCCAAGAAGCAAAGCCTGAACGTGCCCGACTTTGACGACGCCGAAGATGAGGTTGTCCGCTCGCTCAGTACTGCACAACAGTCGATCATCGTCAAGACCGCGAGCGATCCGGCTATGGTAGTGCTAGCGCTGGGCAAAAACCCCGCCTCGCTCGCCAAATTGTCGAAAGTCACCGACCTTGCCCAGTTCGCTTATGAGCTGGGTGTTTTGGAGTCAAGCAAAATGAAAGTTACCCAGCGTTCCCCGTCCGTTACCCCAGAAAAGACAGTGAAGGGCACCGGCCCGGTATCTGGCTCGGTATCTGCAAGCAAGCTGGATGATTTGCGCAACTCGGCGCAGAAATCCGGCAACTGGGACGCTTACTTTGCCCATAAGCGCGCTATCACGAAAAAGTGATACAGTAGCGGTATGCCTCTATTTGAGGCACTCAGCCTGCCGAGGCTATAAACGCGAGTGTTCCGAAATGGCCCCCGCCAGCCCATGGTGAGCGAACTTGGCGGTTTACCGTCGAACAACCTCATTCACAGACTATAGGAGCCATCATGGCAAACGCACTCGCTAAAGACCTCGAACTGATGTGGGAAAATTTCGTGGAAGGCTACGACGCCGCATGCGTCATCTCCCAAGAAGCCGAACGTAGCTACCCCTCGCCGCAAGTGATGCAGCGCGCTGGTGATACGTTCTACAAGCGCCAAAACTTCAACGCCACGATCAGCACTGGCCTTGACATCTCGGGCGCAACCCCGACTGACGTCATCGACCGCTTCGTGCCGACCGTGTACCGCTCGCCAGATAACGTGTTGTTCTATCTAGACGCGAAGGAAATGCGCGACCCGGACTACAAGACCAAGATGGGCCAAGCCGCTTCTGTGCGCCTCGCCGCTCAGATCGACTCGAACCTCTACGCCGCTGTTGCCGCTCGCGCCAGCATCGTCGTGAAGAAGGTCGGCGCGTTCACTTGGGACGATGCAGCCACTGCCGAAGCGCTGATGCTCTCGCGTGGCATCGCTGGCGACCGCGTGCGCAAGACGTTCCTGAACCCGTTTGATTACCTGGCTGTGGCAAAGGATCTCGGCAATCGCGCTTACATCGGCGATTGGAGCAAGTCGGCATACGAGCGTTCGCAAGTCCCGGATATCGCAGGCTTCCGCACGTTCCGAACCGACAACGTGGCAAACCTGGCTGCTACCGGCACTGTCTCCGGCACCACTATCAACGGCGCTCAGTCGTTCACTGTGACCGCGATGACCGGCGATGCGCCGACCGACAACCGACAGATGACCCTGACGGTGCAGGGCGCCAACGTCGCAAACATCAAGGCGGGTGATGCGTTCACCATCGCTGGCGTCAACGCTGTGCACCAGATTGACAAGTCGGACACCGGCCAGCTCATGAGCTTCCGCGTGCTGGCTGCTGGTGGCGGCGGCACCTCGCTGACGATCACCCCGGCCATCGTGGCTACCGGCCCGTATCAGAACGTCTCGGCTGTCGCTGCCAACAGCGCTGCTCTGGTGTTCCTGAATACCGTGACCAAGCCAATCAACGCATTCTGGGCTCAGGGCGCTGTCACGCTGGACTACGGCCGTCTGGCATTCCCCACGGGCGAAGGCGCTCAGGTGATGACCGCTACCACGAAACAGGGTGTGCCCCTGATCATGGCCTACCAGTTCAACAGCCTGACCGGCAAAACCTCCTGCCGGTTCACCACGCTGTACGCTGCTACGGTGCTCGACCCTGAGCAGTGCGGCATCGTTATCGCTAACCAGACTTGATTTGGTGGGGGGCTTCGGCCCCCTTTTTGCGATAATGCGTGATGCGTATTGCCGCAAGAACTAGGAGCCAGCTTGAACCATTACCCCCGCATGATGTACCGACCTGGCGGCACTCTCCGAATTGATGGCGTGATGCTCGAAACGTGCATCGTCAATTCCGAGTCTGATCAACTCAATGCCGAAGTCGATGGGTGGAGTGGTTTGGACGAGGCAAATAATGCAGCGGCTCCGGTTATCAAAGAGGATGCATTGCGGAGTGTCGTCCTCGACACCAAGCCTCCGGAAGCCGCTGCGCCTATCACCCGAGAATCCATGATTGCAGATGCAGAGAAGCTCGGCATCAAGGTAGATAAACGCTGGGGCGATGATCGGCTGATGGCTGAAATCACCAAGGCAATGGGCGATTTGCCCGCTCAATAACGCTACAGAGAAACAACATGGCCGACCGTATTGCATCCGTTGACTCCATCAACCGCAGATTTGTTGACACCGGCGAGGGCGGGTGGGCTGAAGTTGGAAAGTCAATTTCTTACAACGTCACAAGCAAATTCCGTGAGGCCTTTGAAGCCTACGACCCCATCAACGGTGGCAAGTGGGTAGAGAGCAAGGCCAGCGGCGACTTAGTGTTTGTGGATGGCAACGCCGCAGCGGCAAGCTATCTTGTCATCAGCAAAGACCCATTGGCGGCGGGTACAGAAACCTCTATCGAACAGGTGGCGGAGCTGCACTTTGAGATGCCAACGGAAATTGCCGTTGCCTGCTCAATGTCCCAGCGGACGCTTGGGCAAGAGTTCTCCATCGAGGCGGTAGATACTTCCGCCCTTTTGCCGGATGTGGCCGACATTGCCATTGCCAGCATTGCACAGACCACCACCACGCTGACGATTGATACCGTGGGGCCTCATGGTCTTAGCGTTGGTAAAAGCATCGGCGTCTATAACTGCTCTGACGTGCGGGCCAATTACCCCGCGCTGGTGGTGGCAAGCATCCCCACGCCAACGCAAATCACCTGCACCGCTGGCCCTGGCGGCACGATTGCCTCACAGACTATCACCAACCCTGCTGGCGCAAAGGGTTCGATCTACTTCCGCCAACGCCTTGGCCGTGCCAGCAACGGGGTGTCTCAGATTTTTGAGAACGCCACGGTCACGAACGCCAGCATCTATCTGCGCAGCGAGTCCGGCGATGCCCTGCCAAGCGGAACCATTGCGGGCAGTCACTCCACGACGGTTGGAACCACGGCGCCTATTCAGCTCGTCAACAGCGCAAACACCTACGCATTCGGCGCGACCACAGAATACCGGATGCTCCTGCAAAGTGACCGGGTGCAAATTGCCGATGCAGGCGTTGATGCAACTGCGCAACTCACTGCGAGGGCCACCCGCACGCAGGTGTGCCCAGACCCTGACGAGTCGTACAAGCTGCGCTTCCGCGCCACAAACAACAAGGCATTGACGGTGCCTGTTGCTCAGATCGTTTCTGCAGTTAAAACTGGAACGACCACTGCAACCATCACGACTGACGTTGCTCACGGCCTTGCCCTGGGTGATCCGGTGGTGATCTACGGTATCCGAGACCAGGCGGCCACATCGTTCCCCAACCTGCTGACCGCCACTGCCGTGGCCTCGGTCGTTGATGCATTCACATTTACCATCGTTCAGGGCACTGCCGGCACGGTTACCAGCTACGGCGGATATGTTGCCAAAGTGAACGGCGGGAACCTGATGTCCTCGCTTGGCGGTAATGCCGTAGTGGCTCAGGCGGCTGTTCTGTCAACTCTGTCTGACGGTACGCGACAGCTTGTGCTGAACGGTAACGCCAGTTGGGCCGGCTTGAGCATCGGCGACATGCTGAACGTGGTCGGGTGCCGCAACGCAACGGACGGCGCAACGCTGTCTGTAGATGGGCCGTGGAAGGTGGCGAGCAGTGTCACCACTGCGCTGACTTTAGTGCTTCCATTTGCTGGCCAACGCACACTGCCTGCCGACTTTAGCTCCACTAACTGCGGCGGCGGCGTCATCAAGCGCACCTGTTTGCGTGTTTCGTTTGTTCGGGTGTTTGACTACGAGCGGCTGCGTGTTGAAGCGCTGGGGCGGCCAACGTCTGACGCAGCATCCGCAATGCCCGTCACTGTACAGAACACCCCGGCCGTGTCGATTTCCGGCACCCCCGCTGTCACGCTCGCCAGCACCACTGTGGTAGGCACCATTGCTGCAGACGCCGCGGTCTCCAACCCGGTCGGCATTGGCGCACGGGCGGCGAACGTCAACCCCACTGCGGTGTCTGCGGCTGGCGACCTGGTGAACATCCTGGCCACAATGCTGGGGGCACAGGTAGTCAGGCCCTACTGCCTCCCTGAGGCGGAGTGGGCTTACTCCGGTGCGCTGACAGCCACGACCGACGTGGCGGCCCAGACGGCAGCCGGCGCGGGCCTGAAGCGTCATGTGACCCATTTTCAAGCAACGAACACCGGGGCCTCGGCTGTCGATGTGCTGCTGCGCGACGCCACGACGACCCGCCTGCAGATCACTGTGCCGGCCGGGCAGTCGGTGGCCTTCGCGCTGCCCACCGGCATCCCCCTTACCGCCAACGCGGCCCTAAACGTGGCGCTGTCGGCTGTTGGTACGGTGCGGGTCAATTTGCTCGGCTACACCGCCCCGTAACCCCCAAGAGACCACAATGAAACTGACTGCAACCGTGATCGAAATCGCCCCGCAGGATGGTTACTCCATCGTGCGGTTCCAGCTGGCGGGGGTTGATGGCACCATGACCACCGGGGATTCATTTTCCGTTGCCGTGGAGGACGCCAGCGCATACGAGATGGGGCGGGTAATCCAGGTTACCTGCGACATGGGGCAGTAATATGTGGACAAAGCGGCAACTAGTGGGCAGTGCTTACGAGGAAATCGGCCTTGCCAACTACGAATTTGAGCTGACGCCAGAAGAGTGGCAGTCGGCCCTTCGCCGCATGGATTCCATGATTGCATCGTGGCAGGCAAAGAATATCTATCTCGGCTATGCCCTGCCAGCTTCTCCCGAAGATTCGGATCTTGACGACGACGCGCAGATTCAAGACACGGACGCAGAGGCCATCTTCACCAACCTCGCCAAGCGCCTTGCGCCATCTTTCGGGAAGACAGTGCAGCCCGATACGATGACGGTCGCCAAAGACACGTACAACGCGCTTCTCTGCCGCGCTGCAATGCCTGCACAGATGCAGTTTCCGCGCAATACTCCGGCAGGCGCTGGAAACAAATACTGGGTGCTGACCCGTAACCCCTTCCTCCGTGGTCCAGATGAATCCAAAGTGGTTCAAGAGGAAAACGGCAATCTCGGTTTTCTTGAGGGCCAATAATGGGCGCTGCAATCAACTCCTTGCCGCAGACGGATATCGCTGCGGCTGATCAAGTCCCGTTCTTCTCATCGGCAAACGGTTCGGATCGAAAGACCTCCGTCACGCAACTATCGACGGCGATTCAAGCCCTGTTGGTTGGAACTGGCATGGTCACGCAATATTCGGCCCCATCGGCCACGGGGTTTTCCGTCACCATCGCACCTCCGACGAATGGCGTCTCCATGTGGCTGCTGCTGACCCCCGCTGCAACCTATGCCGCTGGCACCATCGTGCTACCCGTCAAAAGCTCATGCGTTGACGGGCAAGAGGTGGCGGTGACTTGTACGCAGATTGTTTCCTCGCTCACTGTGTCGGGCAATGGCTCTACTGTCAACGGCGCTCCGACTTCACTGGCCGCCAACCAGGCATTCCGATTGCGCTTTGATGGCGTGTTTTGCGCTTGGTATCCTATTACTTAAGGGTTGACAATGGACACGACCTACCTCCCGATCAACGTCACGGGGGTTCCGTCTGATGCCGTGGAATCGACCAATATCTGGCGCGGGCACCTTGCCTATGATCCGGCGCTGAAACAGTGGGTCATGTTCTACAACACCGGGAGCGGCACCGAGAAATTGACGTATGGCACTCAGAATGCCTACGACTATCAAGCCGCTTCTGCGTCATACCCTGACGGCACTGGATCGTGGCAGCAGCTCACGACTTCACTGCAAACACTGACAAACTCCCGCGTCAACGTGACGCCGGGCCTTTACCGGGTTCGCTTTGCCGTCAACGTCATTCGGTGGGGCGGCACGACTGGCGCGATGGACATTGACGCGCAGATTCGATTGGGCGGGACGATCTACAAAGAACCAGTCCGCGCATTCATCGGCAGTTACGCATACGAAAACGACGACATCGTGATTGAGTATGTGGTTCCAGTGTCAGCCACCAGCTACATCGACGCGGCGGCAATCGTGTCCAGCGGAACGCCGAGCACCGTGACCTATGCCCGCAACGTGCGGGTGAGCGTCACCAAGATCGACTGATTTCCAAGCCCCTGGCCGGTACACATGCAAATCCCCGTCATCAACGGCACCCTGACCGATAGCGCTGCGGAGTTCCGCACAAGCTATCCGGTAAATCTCGTCCCAGTCCCAAAGCCGCAGGGAATCTCGCAGGGGTATCTAAAGACCGCTGACGGCATGATTGAGTTCGCCCGTTCTATCTACAGCGAAGCGCGAGACCGGGGAGCAATCAACTGGAACGGCATCTGCTACCGAGTAATCGGGGATTGGTTGACTCGGGTAAACGAGGACCAGACTATCGACTATCTCGGTCAGGTGGTTGATGACGGCAAACGCTCTGTCATGGTTAACGGATTTGACCGGCTCGCCATTTCCTCGGGCGGAAATCTCTACTACTGGTCCCAATCGCTTGGCCTGGTGCAGGTTACAGACTTAGACCTCGGCCTAGTGCTTGATGTGGTTTGGGCTGCTGGCTACTACCTTACGACCGATGGCGAGTTCATCGTGCAGACGGATTTGAATGACCCGCTGTCTATCAACCCGCTGAAATACGGCTCATCCGAAGCATCGCCCGACCCCATCAATTCGCTGCTGTACCTGCGCAATGAGCTAGTGGCGATTAATCGGTACACCTCGGAGTTTTTCGACAACGTAGGTGGAACTGGGTTCGCCTGGCAGCGCGTTGAGGGGGCAATGGTCCCAAAGGGGTCAATTGGCACTCATGCGTCTTGCTACTTTCTCGACTCGTTTGCCTTTGTCGGTGGCGGGTACAACGAGGCAATCTCTGTGTGGATTGGTGGGCAGGGGCAAGCCGTCAAAGTGGCTACCCGTGAGATTGAAACTCAACTGGCTGGGTACACTCAGGCACAGCTTGCTGCTATTTTTGTTGAGCAGCGCTGCGACCGCATGCATGAGTTCCTCTACATCCATTTGCCCGACAAAACGCTGGTGTATGACGCTGCCGCTTCCCGTGCTGTCAATGATCCGGTGTGGCACATCCTTGTTAGCGGAGCAGAAGGCGAGCTTCCATACCGTGCGCGCAACTTTGTTCAGTGCTACGGGAAATGGCTGTTTGGGGATAACCAATCGCTTGTTATTGGCTACCTGACCGACCGCGATGCCCGCCAGTTTGGCGACACAGTGCCATGGCAGTTCGACACGCAGATTGTTTACAACGAGGGGCGAGGCGCGCTGTTCAATGAACTTGAGCTAGTCCGCCTGCCAGGCCGTCAGTCGGTGAATCCAATCGATGGCCCCGCGAATACCGATGCCACGGTGTTCTACAGCTACACCGACAACGGGCTGCAGTGGTCAAATCCTCAGTCGTCACTTAAGACAAGGCCAGGCATGACGGATGCCCGCACATGCTGGCGCAGGTTGGGCAGAATGTCGCAATGGCGAGGGATACGATTGCGAGGAATGAACAATCCCTACCCAGACGCATTCGCACGCCTTGAGGCGCAACTTGAGCCACTGAGCAATTGATATGGAACTGCGAATCCGCCCGGTTGGCCGCGACAAGCTTGCAAAGCTCACAGGAAACAATCAAGAGCTAATCCGGTTCTTTGAGTCGCTGTTTGGTGACTCTGAAACGCTTGTAATTCAAATTACGCAGGCCATAGAAGATGCTGCAAACGCCAGATTCCGAGCAGAGCAGGCTATCACTGACGCCATGAGCGCAAGGATGACGGCGGATCAGGCATTGACGCCCGGCGAGGTTCTAGCGCTGGTATATCCCTTGATCAAGCCTGAGCGCAAACAACCCAGACCCGACGATGCGGCCTATGTCATCGCTGGGCAAATGTACGGAGCACGATGATGGCTGTTTACACCAAAGAACTTCTCAGCGGCTGCACGAACGGCAAGCCAATCCTGATTGCGGCCAGTGCAACACCAGGAACTCTGATTCACACCGCGATTGCTGGTGATTCGTCAAAGGACGAGGTTTATTTGTGGTTCTACAACACCACGGGCTCAACTGTGGACATTACCGTCGAATGGGGCGGTGTAACTGATCCCGCTGATTTGATGGCTAAGCAGTACAAGCTCACTGGGCACACGCTAGATCAAATTGCTTTCGGCCAGCCTATAAACGGCGGGTTGGTCATTCGCGCATTCGCCGCTACGGGGTCGGTGATTACCTGCACCGGCTACGTGAACAGATACAGCGTGTAATGTCATACAATCCGCCTCAGTCGGCACTATCCGGCAAGCTGAGATCAGAGCGCCAGCGGCTCATGACCCCGAAAGGGAGATGATGCTTTCGCTTTCCCGGCTCACCGACGAATCCACGCTGCGCAGGGTCTACGCTGACCCCTACATTGCCCGCGTTGGTCACGATCACCGGCCCGCTGCGCCCGTGATTCACCCGGAATGCCACTACCTAGGGGCTTATCGCAATGATGAGCTTATGGGCGCATTCCTGATCGTCGAATCAGGTTGGGTTGAGTGGGACGTTCACGCACTACTGCACCGCAAGGCCATCCGCTGGGCGCGTGACTTCGGCGCGATGTGTCTTGCGCGAATATTTGAAAACCCTATGGTGTGGCGCGTCACTGCTCAAGTGATCGAGGGATTGGAGTCGGCCAAGAACTATTGCATCAAGCTGGGCTTCAAGCTGGAAGGGTTCCGGCGTCAGGCTTTGATGGTCGGCGGTAAGCTGCGCGGGGTTCACATGCTCGGCATCACCCGCCATGATTGGGAGATTCAGCCTTGAGCTTTATTGGAAAATTGGTCGGCAAACTGACCGGCGCGCAAGCGCAAGCCGACGCGGCTTCGGCAGCGGCCACCACGCAGCAAGCCTACGCACAATCTGGCATTGACGAACAGAAGCGGCAGTTTGACGAACTGGTCAAGCTCATGCAGCCGTTTGTGTCGGGTGGCACTGGCGCATTTCAGCAGCAACAAAACCTTCTCGGGCTTGGTGGTGCAGATGCGCAACAGCAAGCCATTCAAGGTATCCAGCAAGGGCCGCAGTTCCAATCGCTGAATCAGGCTGGGCAAGAGGCTATTCTGCAAAACGCATCTGCCACGGGCGGACTTCGCGGGGGCAACACGCAAGCGGCACTAGGCCAGTTCTCGCCGCAACTGTTGAACCAACTCATTCAGCAGCAATACGGCAACTTGGGCGGCCTCGCTCAGATGGGCCAAGCATCAGCGGCAGGCCAGGCTAGCGCGGGCATGCAAACCGGGGTGAACATTGCCAATTTGTTGGGGCAACAGGGCGCAGCGGGCGCTGGTGGGCAACTTGCGCAAGGCGGCGTCGCCCGCAGCGGGTTTGGCGATCTATTGCAGTTCGGCGCAGCGGCCTATGGCGCGACTGGCGGGTTTGGACAAGCAACGGGGGCCGGAGTAATTAGTGGCGGGTCAGGGCTAAAGATTCCTGGCGGCGGCACTACTGGTAGCAGCATGTACTCCCTTGGCGGAGGTAAGTTCTAATGGCACTCGGCCCAATAAACTACATGGAGGGCTTCCCGCCCATCAACCTTGCTCAGCAGTTCACGCAAGGGCTGCAGGCTGGCGTTGGAATTCAGCAGGTGCAACAGCAGCGCCTTGCGCAGGAACAAGCCATTCTTGCCGCGCAAGAGAAGCAGCGCCGGGACCAGGAGTTCAGCGCGGAATTTTCCGATTACCTATCAAAGCCAAACGCAACAAAATGGGCCGCTCTAGTGGGCAAAAACCCCGGCATGCGGGAGGCATTGGGAGACATTAACAAGACACTGAGCGCTGATCAGTCTCGCATTGAGCAGCGTGATGCGGCGGAACTGTACTCGGCGCTCGGCACGGATGTAAACGTGGCAAAGTCGATGGTTGAAAAGCGCATTGATGCGGCAAAGAACAGCAACCAGCCAACCGATGAACTTGAGGCCATTCGCGACGCCATTGAAACGTCGCCTTCGACTGTGCGGGCGCTGGCGCTTCAACGTGCCGCTTCTTTGCCGGGTGGCGACACGTTGGTCAAGTCGCTGCTGGACGCAGAGGAAAACGAGCGCAAGCGCAACATGCAACCCATCGCCAAGCGCGAAGCAGAGGCGAAGGCTGTAACGGCGGAAGCTGTTGCGGCAAATGCGCCCGAAGCGGAAAAGCAAAAGGCGCTCGGCATTGGGTTTGACGCGGTTATCAAAGAAGAGCAGGCCAAAGAAGCGAAGATTCGCGCTCAGTACACGCCTCAGCGCGTCAAGTTGGAAGTTGAAAAGCTGGGCGCTGATCTTGGGTTAACCCGCGCACAAACGGCACAAGCTGGTGCCGCCGCTGCTGCTTCTCGGGCGTCAACTGCAGCCTCTGAATCATCAGCGGCCCGAGACCGTGCCGGAATCCTCCCGCCTGATAAGCGAATGGAGGGTGAATCCAAGCTGCGCAAGGAATATAGCGACCAGACCAAGACATTCCAGGATGTGCGTGAGTCTTACCGGCGCGTCAACGCATCGCAAGATAACGCGGTGGGCGACTTGTCGCTTATCTTCGGGTTTATGAAAATGCTTGATCCTGGCTCAGTCGTTCGAGAAGGTGAGTTTGCTACGGCACAAAACGCCGCCGGTATCCCAGTCCGACTCCAGAACCTATACAACAAAGCACTGCGCGGAGAAAGATTGACCCAAGGCCAGCGCGATGCGTTCAAGGGCCAAGCGCAGCAACTGTATGGCGCGGCAGAGAAGCAAGAAAAGGTAGTCCGCGACGGGCTTGGAAAGGTCGCGTCTGTGTATGGGTTGGACACAAAGAACATCTTCTTTGACCAACCCAAAGAGGCCCCACCTACGCCTGCGCCCGCTGCCGCTGGAAAACCACCGTCACAAGCGGAGGTTGAAGCAGCCCTCAGTAAATACCTGCCGAAACCGAAATAATGGCGACCCTGCAAGAACTTGAGTCGGCACTTGTCCGCGCAGATGCTGCCGGGGATGCGGAGTCGGCGCGTGCGCTTGCCTATGCGGTGCAGCAGGCACGATCAGCAGCCCCAAGCAAGTCAAAAGCTAGCGGCGTAGTCGATGAGCTGGGTCGACAAGTTGGGCTGACCGCTCGCGCGGGCGCACAAGGGCTCGCCGGGCTTGCTGGTGTTGTCACCGACCCAATCACCGCCGGCCTCAATGCCGTGCTGCCGCAGAGCATGCAAATGCAGCCCGTTCGCCAGGCCGTGGGCAACCTGCTGGACATGGCCGGGGTGCCTAAGCCTGCCAACGCATTGGAGCGCGTGGTAGGACAAGCCGCCGAGAGTGTTGCAGGCGCAGGCGGCACTATTGGCGCTGCCCGTGGACTTGCTACCGCGCTGACCGGAGTTCCGCAGACAGTGGCGGGCATGATGGCGGCGCAGCCCGCGCAGCAACTAACCGGCGCGGCCGGTGCTGGTGGCGCAGCACAGACAGCGCAGGAGATGGGCGCAGGGCTTGTCGGGCAGATCGCGGCAGGGTTGGCCGGGGGTATGGCTGGTTCGCGCCTTGCGGCCCCGCGTGGTTCGCCTGCGGCAATCCCAAGCATCGTGCGTGAGAGTGAGCAGGTCGGCGTACCCATTCTGACGACTGACGTCCGGCCGCCTTCTACGTTCACCGGCAAGTTTGTCCAGGCATCTGGTGAGCGTATCCCCGGTATCGGCACTGGCCCTGTTCGCGCCACTCAGGAACAAGCCCGCATCAAGGCAGTGCGCGACTTTGCCACCGAATACGGCGCGGATGATCTTGCGCAGGCGTCTGACTCGGTGATGAAAGACCTCGCAAACAAGCGCGGGACGATGCTCACCAAATACACCACGCTCAAGGGCGATGTCATCAACAAGCTGGGCGGGCAAGTTACGCCAGTCCCACGGGCGACCGCTGCATTTGACACTGAGATTCAACGCCTGCAAGCGGCAAACCTTGAACAGTTGGCCCCGGCTATCAAGACGCTGGACGACTTCAAGACCGCGCTACAGAACCAAGACCTGCCAAACATCGAACTTATCCGCAAGCAACTCGGCACGCAGCTTGCCGACCCATCGCTTGCATCTGTCAAAGACGAACTGCAAAAGTCGTCGGGCCGCATCTATCGTGAGTTGAATGGCGATATTGGCGACTTCATCAAAACATCAGGTCAGCCCCGCGACTATGTGAAGTGGCGTGTTGCCAATCAGCGGCTGTCCGAGATGATCGGGGAAACCAAGAAAACAGCGCTGAAATCGGCTCTGCAACGTGGCGAGGAAACCCCCGAGGTTGTCCGCTCGCTGCTGTTCAGTCAGAAGCCTAGCGACGTCCGCGCACTGTACGGGAGCCTTACCCCTGCCGGTCGTGCATCGGCGCGCACTGCAATCATTCAGGAGGCATTCAAAAAGGCTGGCGGTGAAGATGGCTTGAGCCCGACGCGCTTTGTCAACGAGGTAAAGAAGCTAGGAACATCGACTGGCGTGTTTTTCACTGGCGATGACAAGCAACGCATTGAGGGCCTGAGCCGGGTTCTTAACGCAACTCGCCGCGCTGGCGAGGCCGCCGCCGCCCCTCCTACTGGCGTGCAAATGGCGCTACCCGTTGGCGCGGCTGTGCTGACAGACCTTCTAGGGGGTGCTGGTGCTGGCATTGCCACTGCGCTAGGTATTGGCGGCGTTGCGCGGATTTACGAATCCGTCCCTGTGCGTGATGCGCTCCTCAAGATTGCCCGCACGAAGCCTGGCGGCGTAGAGGAAGCCGCTCTAGTGAAACGAGCGCTTGCAGCAGTGCAGGCAGCACAAGACGATCAAGCCGAGAAATAACACATGCTCGCAACACAAGCCCCATACAGCCAATATTTCGACAAGAACGGCGACCCGCTGGACGCTGGCTTTGTCTATTTCGGCTCGCCAAACCAGAACCCAGAAACCGCGCCCATTACGGTGTATTGGGACATTGACGGCACACAGCCAGTCGCACAGCCTGCCCGCACGTTGGCCGGGTACATCGTGCGCAACGGAACTCCTGCGCGGGTCTATGCAGAAGGGGCCTATTCGGTCACTGTGCGCAACCGCAAGGGCGAGATGGTGTACTACGCGCCCACCTCAACCGACTTCAGCGACCTTCCCGTAAACCGTGCGGTGGTCACTGCGACGAATGGGCAGACTTTGGTGAATCTGCCGTTCGCCTACACGCGGGGCAATAACAGCCTTCAATTGTTTGTCAACGGGATGATCGTTCGCGGCAATGGGGTGGACTACACCGAGACGACGACAACCTCTGTCACGTTCCCCGGTGGGTTGAGTGCGGGCGATGAGGTAGAGGCGCTTGGTGGGGCCTTGCTGAATCCTGCAAACGCACTGGGCATGGTGTCGGATGTGGCCCTTGCTGCCTCTACCGGGTCAGCCCTTGTCGGCGACAATATTCCAGTTGTCCCATATCTACAAACTATTAGCCAGATTCTTCAAGGAGAGCGCGTAAGTTTGTTCCGTTTTATGATTGACGGGGCTAGTGCAGGTGCGCAAACTCTTATAGATAATTTTCGCACGGGCACCGTTACAACAGATTACGGCCCTCAAATTCAATCCGCATTTGATGCGGCAAATACAAATGCATACGAACTGTATATTCCAAAAGTTAAGAATTACATCCGCTCGGCTCAAACTATTCTTGTTCGTTATCCGTTGAGTGTTTCTGGTGCTGGATGTGTTCCCTACGGGTTTTCTGGCCCGTATGTCGATAACGCCCGAGGGCATGGCAGCTGGATTTATTTCGACCATGCTGGTATTGGCTTCGATATTGGAAACGCCAGCGGGTCAATGTCTGGAATGTCTTTTGATGGCATCGGCACAATTCGGAATCAACCTATTTCTAGCCCAGGTTGGGTGCCAACGGCCAACTTGTTTGACTTTGACATCGACAATTGCGATGCGAAGCTCACGAATTTGATGTTGTACAACCCATCGCGTGGCATCAAGCTGAACAATGGCTCTTTTGGTAGACTGACAATAGACAACGTGCGCGGTCAGCCTTTGATTCAAGGGCTAGAAATTACAGAATCGTATGATACCGTCCGCGTCAATGGGCTGCACTGGTGGCCCTTCTGGAGAGACACAAACGACATCCGTGCGTATACTTTTCAGAACCTTGTCGGCATCGCGCTTTACCGCTGCGACAACCCAAAGTTCAGCAACTGCTTTGGCATCTTTGCAAACAAAGGACTTGCATTTGGGCAAAATGCTGCTGGGCTCACATCAAAATTCAAGGGCGTAAACCTCGATTTTGACAGGGGTAAATATGGCGTCACTTTTGAAAACACCCTCACTGGTGAATGTACTGCCCAGTTTGAGAATCTGAGCGTTCAAGGTGAGACAGGCCTCGCAAACACCGTTGGAGTTCAATTCGACTCCACTGGAGCAATTGTTCAGTTTGGCAACACGCGGATTACAGAGACCGAGGCAAATTCACTTCGAGTAAACGGTACAGGGAACCGGCTGGTATTTGGTGGAAATCTTCGGGTAGATAGCTGGAACCGAAGTGGTGCTGGCTTCCCCGCCATTGAGGTTGCGACTGGAAACTCTGTAAAAATGGCGACAACGCCAATTTCATACAGCGCGTTTAGCACAGCTGTGTATGGGGGTGCGGGCACGATTAACTGCCCACTTGGACAGGGGGTTTCGACCGCCAACACCAACGCCAGCAGCGATGTGGTGGTCGCACACAATTTCAATGCGGTTCCAACTGGGGTAAATGTGCAGCTTCGCAGTACATCCTCATTGAACCTCGTAACACACTCGTTCACCAGTACCACGTTCAGCGTACGCGTCTATGTCAGCTCAACCGGTGTAGGTATTGGTGCGGGGGTTCCAATTGATTTCAGTTGGGAGGCGTACCGGTGACACATCTCGCATCCCACCAACTCCGCCAGTGGCTGGCCGACCATCCCCATCACCCTAGCGCCGAATCTCGCCAGCGCGAGCTTGACAAGCTGGAGCGCGCCGAAGGGCTGCAAACTTGCATCAAGCGGGAAGGGCAGAAGCGCATTGATGATCCGCAGTACAGCGCCACGCACGCCCTCCCACTAGCTCACGGCATCGCCGCGGCCTTCGGGCGCGAAATCCCGCAGACGGTGCAGGTGTTTGAAGGCTATGACAGCACCCGCTTGCGGTGGATGAAACCTGACGGCAAAGGCGGCCTTGAGCCGAAATACAAATGAGCCAAGCACTTAGCAACGTCCAAAAACTGCGCGACATCGTTGACGCGACTCTGTTCCTAACCCCGGCGCAGGCGCGTGACGTCAAGTCGCGCACCGGCCTGCTGGCGGTATCTACTGCACTGACTGCGGGACTGGCATCGGCTGCGGCAGCGGGGGCATCTGAAGCCTATTTCTGCAGTGGAAATTGGACGCTAGACGGCATAGGCGTGCAGGTAAATTCGCCGATCATCCTGCGCGGCGCTGGCCCGCAGAAAACCATTCTGCGACAAACATCGGCCAACGGGAACGGCGTCACGTTTGCCTATGCATCGCTGTTGCAAGGCGGTGGCGTCACCGGCATGACGGTTGAGGCTGGCGCTGGCTGGATGACTGCAGGGTTTACCGGAGTGGGATCTACGGGCGTAGGCATCGCTGTCGAAAACGCTAATGACCTATTCGTCGCCAATGACTTTGGCGTCAATAATTTCGACTACGGGATCACGGTCAAAGGTTGCTACCAGACGCGGTGGCAAAACTTCCGTGTGCTGTTCTTCACTGCGCGGGGCATTCAAGTAGACAAAAGTTCACTGACGCAAGGCGCGGGGAACCTGTTCACGCACGCAAAGGTAAGCAACTTTGGATTCAGCGGAACGGTAAATGCAAGCCGGGGCATTGACCTGCAAGACGGCGGGGGCGACTACTTCACCACGCTCGATGTCACATCGTGTGGAAATGGCATTGTGGTTGCTCCGCCAACCGGCCGCCAGGTGCTCTATGCGCGGTTCACTGACGTCCTTGCAGACACCTGCGTCTTTGACAATTGGGTGTTTGACGGAACAAACGGCAAGGTGTGGGAGACGTCCTGTACCGCGTGCTGGGGCTCGTACAGCACCGATGGCAGCGGCTTGAGCACCACGGGCGCAAACCTCGTTGGCCTGCAATGGAACGGCGGCCAGCTACGTGAAAATGGCTTGTACGGCTGGATTCACGGCGGCGGGGCCAGCATCCAAATGGATGGTGTGCGGATCGTTCACAACAGCAAGAAAACCAGCAACACCTACGCCGGCGCTGTTATTGCTGGCGGGGTTAGCGGATGGGCTATCCGCAATTGCCGCATTGGCAACGATGGATCGTCCTCGTTTGTTCAAGCGGACGGCATCAAAATTGATGCGGGCGTGTCCGGCGACTTCATCATTAGCGGCAACGATCTTAGGTCCGCTGGATCGGGTAAGGTTGGTTTTGCAAACGGCTCGTCTGTGTTGAACTGGATCGTCGCTGACAACCTCCCGTTGCAAGCGGTGGGCAACAACACCAGCAATTCCGTGGCGCTTACAGGGCGGCTGGCAACTGCGGCGGCTGGGGCCACCACCTCGCTCGGCACATCGCTTATTGCCCAGACTTACGTACTGTCTCAGTTCTACGTCAAAACAGACTCCGCGCCTGGAGTTGGCCAGACGTTCACTTATTACGTCTATGTCAATGGGACAATAACCACCATGACCGGTGTAATAAGCGGCGCATCAAATACAACTGTTGCTGTTATTGCAAACCCGCAGATACTGTCGAAAAACGATGTTGTCGAATTGCGCGTGACGACATCGGGCGGTGCTGCGGTTACGGCGCATTTGTTCTACATCACACAGGAGCCCTAATCATGACGTACAAACCAATGCCCGCACCAACCAAAAAACCCCCCACCAAAAAGCGGGCATCTCCGCGACGTGGGGGTGGCTCCGGCGAGGAAAAATGATCCCCGCACTACTCTTAGTTGCTGCGCTGTCCAACTTCGCCCCCGCCCTCATGGCTGGGGTGACAGGTGGCAGTGTCAAAGCATGGGAGTACGTGTTTACCGGGATTGAATCTGCTGCCCTCTGGTGGCTCGCAGCCTGCCTGCTAGAACGCACTCAGCGGTGGAGTATGGCGGGGCTGTGTGTCTGCCTCTATGGAATGTTTGAGTCCATCCAGCGGCCCATCTGTCGCCTAGTTTTTCCGATGGACTCGGCCCCAAACATTGGTGAATCAAGTTTATGCGCTGCCGCAGGAATGCAGACGTTCGAGCTTTCCCCAATGCTCATCGCCATATGCGCTTTTTCGCTGTCTGTCAACCTACAAAAATTTGTAGGTGCCAAAACTAACAATTTCTGACATTATGGACCCGAACCAACAACGAGACGCAGTGGTAAGCATGCAGGCAGACATGCGCCACTTACTCAGAGCAGTGGACGACATCAAAGCAACAATGGCAACTAAGGGCGAATTGTCACTTTTGGCCACAAAGGCGGAGATGACTGCGCTCGTAAATCGGGTTGACGCGCTTGAGCGGCAGATTGAAGAAAGTTCGCCGGGGGCACTGTGGAAAACACTTACCGGGCTTGCGTCTGGTCTAGTTGTTCTTGTGGCTGCCGGCGCTCTGTTGATAAAGTGGGCGAAGGGGTTGCCATGATCAGCGCATTGATTAGCTTTCTTGGTGGCAGCGTCTTTAGGATGTTGTGGGGGGAAATTTCCTCATGGGTCACGGCACGGCAGGAGCACTCGCAGGAAATCGAGAAGATGCGGCTACAGGCCGAGCTCGACGAAAACCATCACCGCCGAGACATTGAGGCGCAGCGCCTGCACGCAGAGCTAGGCATCAAGGTTATTGAGGCCCGCTCAGAGGCTGCAATTGATGAGATTGAGGCCACGGGCTGGCTTGATGCCGTGAAGGCCACAGGGCGCAAAGTGGGGATTGTGTGGGTCGATGCGTGGAACGCGGTGATCCGCCCCGGCCTGGCAACGTGGTCTATCATGATGTTGACGCTTAACGAATTCGGTGTGTTCGTCATCAGCGAGGGCACGGCAAGCGTTTGCTATGCGGCGCTGGGCATTTACTTGGCCGACCGGGCGCTTGGCAAGCGGGCCAAATAGTGAACCCGGACGACATTTCAGCCGGTGTCGTTGCATCGGCTGCGCTCTGCCGGAAGTTTGAAGGAACCTACCTTCGACCGTACCTATGTCCGAGTGGCGTCCCGACGATCGGCGTGGGCGCAACCTTCTACGAGGATGGTCGCCGCGTCACAATGTCAGACCCTCCAATCACGGCAGCACGGGCTGAGCAGCTTTTGCAATGGATGCTGCGCACTCAGTTCCTGCCCGAAGTGCTGCGACTGTGCCCCGGCATTGACACTCCCGGCCGGCTGGCTGCGCTGGTGGATTTTTCATTCAATGCAGGCGCGGGAAACCTTCGCGCCTCAACCCTACGAAAACGCGTGAATGCCGGCCGGTGGGATGACGTACCGACCGAGCTGCGCCGATGGGCCCGGGGCGGAGGGAAAGTTTTGCGCGGCCTTGTCCTACGGCGTGAAGCCGAGATTGCCCTGTTGTAAAAAATGAACCGCATGGCAAAGAAGCCGTAGAGCCTCAGCGTGCCATTCTGCGGTGGTCATGTCGGGCTCTCCAATGGTGCGCCATCCACGCATAGATCATTCTCCCGAATTGTGCCTGGCAACACAAGCGGCCACTTCCGGCGCGGTCATCACTGCTGCGGCTCCTTTGGGGGCGTGGTGGGGGCCAGTGCTGCGGCTGCTCGAACAATTGCGCGGCGGGTGGCTGCGTAGGGGTCGTCTCCGTAAGGCTGCGTGATATTGCTGCCGTCGCCCCCAAAGCACACGGCCAAATCACCATCAAAGTTTGGGCCGAAGCAAATCCCCAGCCCCACAGCCAGCCGCAGGGCGTCACCGTCCGAGGTCAACGGATTCCATACCAGCCACCAATGCCCGTCACTGCTTGCGCGGATCACTGAAAGCGCGGTGAAATCGTCGCGCAAAGTCAGCCCCGCAGCCCGTGCCGCAGCCTCCAACAACTCCCGGTCACTCTGCATCATCACTCTCCTGTGCTGCAAATTCCGCGTCAAACGTCGCCTTCTCTGCCTCTCGAAACAGCGCTTCAATGCGTGCTGTGTCGTCGTCGTCAGGGTCGCGCAGGGCTTGCTTTGCTTCGCGCATCTGGGCGTGCTTGCGGTGGCTCATGGCGCAATCCTCAGCTCACACTCAAACACCACCAGCGGCGGCGGGCTGACCCAAATCGTGCGATCCCCGGGAGGGTGTCCGCTGGTGCGGCGCTGGCAGTCGTCGCAGCCCTCGCGCAATTCATCGTTGGCCCAATAGCCGGAGCATCGGGCTACATCAGCGGGTAGCGTGCGTGTCATGTGACTCCTTTCGGGTGTTATGGAGACAGGTGTTATCCGGCACCCATCCGTTCAACTACAAGTTAGGCCATTTCAAGGCGCGCGGCATTCGGTGCACCTCGCTCTCAATGTGCCGGTAGTCGCTGCCATTGCGCGTGGCGCAGAACTCGCGCAGCGCAAAGAGCTTGTCACTAGCGTCTTCCAAGGTTGTGCGCCACCGCTCGCGCTCTGCGGCCCGTGCCTTGGCTACTTCTGCCGCAGCATAAGCCTGCATGTCTGTGGCATCCCACATGCGCTCGTTCGTGCCGCCGGTCGGCGCCATGCCGTGGCACTTTTGCGTGGCGTGGTCGTACCACATGCGCGGCTCCGGCAGCGGGCCTAACTCGGCGCTGAACTCGGACCCGTCAGGGCGGGTTGCTTGGTCTTGTTTCACGTTCACTCCTTGCGCCCTGCCGGGCCGGTTAGCTCTAAGTTATCTGCCGGTGTCGACAGGGGTGCGGCGGGTAGCGTGCGGCTCATGGCTTCTCCTTCGGTGCTGGCGCAGTGGGGGCGTGCAGTGCGGCCAGTTCGTCGCGGTTCTTCATGCCAGAAATGGTTTGTGTTCTGGACGAAAGAAGCGCGGCCAGATCTTGCAGTTCGTGCAGGTAAAGATAGCTGTGCGAATGTCCGTCCCCGCCCCATGCTTCGGCAGCAGCGGAAACCTCAGCGGAAAGGCTGACGGGCATGCCACGCGGCGCAAACGTGAAAACAGGCGTCTCACGCTCGCGCACACCGGCCAACACGGCAAAAAGGTTGTAGTTCCGTTCATGAAACCGCTTGGCAAACGGGATGCTCAAGCCGTCGCCGTATTCGTTCACCCATTCATCGGCGGTGAGCCATTTGCCGTCAACCCGCTTTTCGCGGTGCATGTGAATGTCGCATCCCATGATTCAGTTCCTTTGATTTCAGTAGTTCAAGCCGCAGCGTCAATAGCTGCAGGATGGGTGGCGTCAAACTCGGCCAGCACCTGGGCGAAATACTCGCGGGCGTGCTTGACCTTGATGAACATGGCCGCCTCTTTCTCGGTGTCACGTTCAATGCACCAAGTCGTCAAGCGCATGTGTTCCGGGATGTGGCTCACCATGTGCATCTGCATTGCTTCGTACCCGATAAGGTCATCAGGGGTGTCCAGCAGCACATAGTTCACTTCCCACTTGGGCAAGTCCCACAAGGCCATATAGCCTCTCATTTGCCACTCGTACAGCTTGTCCTCGCAGTCAGCCACCGTGATGGGGAACGTGGCGGCAGACCATGAGCATTTGATGTCGTGGCCGCGATCCATCCCGATGGTGTCGGCCTCGCCAGTGATGAACCCGTTATGCCTGCGGTCCTCGTTCTTCACCAGCGACAAGCCCCGCACGTTGTTCAACAGGTCAATTGCCTCCTGCTCGCACCGGATGCCCTTTTCCATCGGCTTGCCGGTGATTTCAAAGTCGATACCGAAAATCTCCTGTGCGGCAAGCTGGCGAATATAGGTCTTTGCGCCGACTGACAGCGGGCCTTCGGCGGCAGACTTCGGAGCAGTCATCAGCTTGCCCAGCGACGAGCAGCGAAACAGCTTTTCACGCATTTGCTGCCCCCTCTGCGGCTTCAATGTCAGCCACGAACGAATCCACCTCTGTGGCTTGCACGTCAACCGTGCGCAGCGCGTCAGCCATTTCCTTCAAGGCAGTGCGGTGCGCGGAAACGGCATCACGGAAGGCGATGTAATCCGGCTTGTTCTTCGTGGCTGCAATCGCCTTGCCACCTTCGGCCCACACGGCGGCGGCGGCGGCGTCAGTCTCGGTTGCTTGCGCCTTGGCAATCCAAGCATGCAAGTCCACGCGATTTGGCTGCACTGCCGGGCCGGCGCCTTCGCCTTCAAAGTTCAGCGGCTTGCCCTCCATCTCGTCGGCAGTGGGCTGGCTTGCAATCTCTGGAAAGGCGATGCGCAGGGCCTGGGCTGCGGCGCACTTGGCGATCTGGCCGCGTGGCCTCTTGGTCCACATGGCATTCGGCGCAATGCTCTTTTCCTTGCCACCCTTGGTCGCGTAGTTCTCAATCCAGAACTCGCGGGCGGTGAACTCGGCCACAGCACCATTCGCCAGCAGTCGCTTCACGCTGACGCGGCACCATTCCGGGTAGGTGATTTCCTGCCCGCCGATTCTGTCCGTCATCGTGGGGCCAAACTCGGGCTCACTCATGCCGGCGAACTGACCAGACCGGGCGGCTTGCGTGCGGTACAGGTTCACGCCAGGCATGATCACGTCGCGCATCTGCCCGGCCTTGGCGTCCCACATAGGAACGATGTGAACGGGCTTCTGCATCGGGTCAAGCCCTGCGGCGCGGCAGTAGCTGATGACCATGCGGATGCTGTTCATCGCTGCGCCGGGGTAAAGGCTGGATTGCAGCACTGGCAGCAGTTCTTCCTCGGACATGGCGAGCGCGCCGGATTCGTGTTTAGTGATTGCGTTCATTGGGTGGCCTCTTGTGCTTGCCGCGCCCGGTCAAAGGTTTGGCGAATATCCGTTGCGTGGCTCGGCGTGTACTTAAACCCGTTCAGCAGGCTCACCGTTGGCCGCGTCACTTTCGCCCCGGTCTGCTCAAGGCGGCCGACAAGAAAGCGCGCCAAGCTGTCGTCATTGCGTTGCATATGAAGTTCCTCAGTGTTCGGGTGGGGATGACGCGGGGCATGGCTCATGCCAAGAAATACGGCAGCGCGCCGATAGCTGTAGCAATCACGGCAATCGTTCCGGGGTGCCGCTCGACGAGCTGAAACCACAGCGGCCCGGTTTCGTCCGCACAGTCGCCGGCTTCGTCATCGAGGTCCATCGCGGCAAGGTCAAAGCCATCTACCTCTTTGAGCGCTTGCTGCCTTTCGGCAAGGTGACGCCAGCACTCTGGGCCGGGGAAGTGAATATCCGTGTCGTTGAAGTTCATTCGTAGCTCCTAGAGGTTTCGCGCTGCTCGGTAATTTGGTCGGACCACTTTTGTATGACGGACTCTGTAAATATTCCGCTGCACACATCAACCCATGAGCCGTTGATGTAAACACACAAAGGCCATGGGGTCGTGTCGTCGACAGTCGGCACGCTGTATTCAATCAACACCTCTGCATCACCAAAGCTGACCCATGCCTGATCGCAGCCCGGTTGGGGTGTTTGGCCGATGGCCCGCGACAAGTTGATGCGGTCGGCCAGCATGTCCATTGCAAACGCCATGCGCTTCGAGTACGTAAACGAATTGCCGCTTGCCTCTTGCTGGCAAGCAAAAAAGATTTCACTGGCGCTGACTTTGCCGCGATTGCCGCGCAAGCTGTGCAAAGCTAAATCAAGGGGGCGCGTGCCAATGTTGGCGACGGCGCGTTTTTCTTCAGCGGTGACTGCGGTCATGTCAATCTCCTGTAGATCAGTAAGTGAGCGGGTGGGGTGTTATGCGAGAACAAATTCGCCTTCTGAATTCAGCGTGTAGAAGGTGTCCGGCTTAATGCCGTTTTCTCCGACCTTGCTGCACCTGATGTGTTTCAGAGTTTTGTCATCGTTATGGAAGCAAAGGACGATTGCAGCGCCTTCGCTTGCGCTGGCTTTGCCGTATAGGCCGGTGTTTAGGGCCACGGCGGCAACGCCGGTCGCGCTGCTAGCCGATCTGTAGCCGGTCGCGCTGCTAGCCGAGCTGTTGCCGGTCGCGCTGCTAGCCGAGCTGTTGCCGGTCGCGCTGCTAGCCGAGCTGTCGCCGGTCGCGCTGCTAGCCGATCTGTAGCCTGTCGCGCTGCTAGCCGATCTGCCGCCGGTCGCATGATTGGACTTGTCTGCTGTGCAGTGGTTTGTTATCCACTTGGTCGCATGCCCAATCAACTCTGGCATCGTCAGTTCAGCTTTGATGTGCAACTGCGCAGATGCAATCTTGCTATCGCCACCAGTCTCGCGGCTGATAGAGCCAGAAGCCTGCACCAGCGCAAACCTCGCAATGCCCGGCTCGTAGTAGCCAAACACATCAAGCGGGTTCTCGCAGGAATGGAATCCAGCATTGCAAATCATGACCACGCCCTCATGCGCGTAGGTGCCACCAATGTTGTATTGGTAGTCGCGGCACTTCAGGTCTTTGTCAAAGCCCTTGTAGGCAATGATCAATTCAGCGTCTGGCCCGACTTCTTTGGCTGATTTTGATTCAGTTTTGCATGTGGGCTTTGCTGCTGCGCTCATGGTTTGCTTCTGGGTGGGTGGCTGCGTTGAGCCGATGAATGAATATTAGCGCAACGCAAACGAAGCCGCAAGCACTTTCTTCACTGCACGCTAACAATAGACGTAAAAAAGGGGCCACCCGCATTTGAGTGGCCCCTAGATGGGGGATGCTGTGTATCTGGCTGTTCTTTCCCCCATAGGGGTGCCCAAGAGGTGATAGCGGAGGATCGCTTGTCAACTCTTCGCCCGGCTGTTCTGGCCCAGCGTTCCCATGAGGCAGCTATTCATTCCGCGCCGGTGCTTGTCTTCACCCTGGAGTCACCGGCACATCTTCGGTCCCTAGCTGACAGGCCGAACGGCGCGCACCCGAGGTAAGGCGGCCGGTCTTTTCACAGTGCGCCCCGATGCAGGGGCATGCTCGCTTTGCCGTATCACGCGCCTGTGGGCGACCAACGCAAAAAGGCCTTCAAGTCCTCGTCGCATCGTGGGTGAGACAGTCCGTGTACCTCTACACGGCCAGAACCTTGCGGTTCACGATGCGGCGAAGGCTTGAAGGCCCTCAAGGTCGAAATTTTGCCACGGTCTCACCCAACGGCGAGGCCATTATATCGACTACTGTGGTTTTGTACAGCCTAGTGCGAGGGTTTCCCCTGTTGCGCGGCTGGTGGGTCTTCGCCAGGCACTCGGTTGCCACTGGCTAGCATCTCGGCCAGCCTGGTCAACTGTTCACGCTGCTCTAGTGTCAACAGCCTGTAGGAACGTAGAAAGTCGCTTTCGTCTCCGTCTCTAGTCACCTCGTGCGGGTGATCCATCCAGCCGGTCGGCTTGCCCATCCCCTTTTCCAGTTTCCGAGCGATGTCGTCGCCCATCGTGCGCTCGACCCCGTTTTTGTAAAACGTGGCGCGCCGAAGTTGGGAAATGGTTGGGGCCTTGACTCCAGTTATGCGAGACAACTCGGCCGCATCGCCACGGCCCTCCCCAACCTCTTGTAACAAGAGATTCAGGTTAGCACGGCGGGTAGCGGCGACAACGTCCATACCCGAACAGTACACAGGGTGAAAGCTGACCTCGTAGCGGGGCGCGAACATTTCGCTTGTCCTCTTTGGTAGTTTTGCGCTAAGATTGCCGCATGCAACTAGCCGACTACACCAAACCACGGGGCAGACAAGCTGAACTTTGCCGCGCCATCGGTGCGCACGCATCGGACTTTTCTAACTGGGTCACGCTGAAAGACGGCAAGCCCAAGCGCCCTGTCCCTGCTGCCATGTGCGTCGCCATTGAACGGGCCACAGGCGGCTGCGTGATGGTTGAGGAAATGCGCCCGGACCTGTCGTGGGTACGCATCAAGGACAAGGCGTGGCCCCACACAAAGGGCCGCCCGGCGCTCGACATGGCGCGGGCCGAATCCTCGGAGGCCGCATGAGCCACTCCCAAGCCCAAGCCAGCCTCGTGCGCTGGGCCTGCCTCACTCTCGGCTGGGATTGGGCATGGACCTACCGCAGCGAGTCCATTGCCCACACCGCCCGCGATGTGCGGCCGGCTGCTGCGAACGATTGAGCCGCAATGAACCCCCGTTTCTCCTCGGTCCGCGTCTGCCCTTTGGCGCGGTTGAACCCGGTGGGCCGCAACGCTCACCGGGTCTTTCTTGGGGGTCATCGGATCGTCCTTGCAAGCAATGACAGCTCGCATATCACCGCCGACAAGCAGCGCCTAAGCAGCGCTCGCACTTTCTCGGTGGCCCAGTCGGAATCGTTTTCTGTGCTGTTCGTCATGGCGTTGATGTTTGCCCCTGCTGAACAGGTTCATCAACAGGTTCATCAGTGAGCTTTTTCAATGACGACCCAACAGCAATCTCATCTCCCACTGCTAGGCCGAATTGATGCGCCTTCAGCGGCTCCCGCGTCATTGATTCGCACCGTCAGCACCTACCGCCAAGCCGTGCGCCTGTGCTGGGTTCTGCGCCGTGCGAAGGGGATGAAGCCCACCGACCTGGGCCGGGACTTTGGTTTTGTTCGTCAGCACGTTGGCGACTACTTGAACGACGACGACAAGCCCGGCCGGCGCGATCTGCCTGCTGACCGGATTGGCGACTTTGAGGATGTGTGCGGGAACTCCGTCATTACTCAGTGGCTGGCCGCTCGCCACCACTTCACCCTCTTAGAGGAGATGCAGGCAGAGAGGGCGGCGGCATGAACACGAACTTTGGGGGCACCAAGTAAATGGCTGGCGACTGGATCAAGATGAGAGTGAACCTTGTGGCTCACCCGAAGGTATTGCGGATGGCTGAAATGCTGTTGGCAGATCCTCGGTTTGTCCAATGGTCCGCGCTGTCGTTTTGTCTTGACGGCTACCCGCCCGCAACTGAAGCACAGAAGCGCGCCGAGCGTCACGCCGCGTTGCGCATAACGCGTTACGTCTGCGTTACGTCACTGTTGCGTTTCTGGGGTTACGCAAACGAGCACGCCAAGGGTGAATTCATCGAGTCAGTCGGCGTTGAAGCTGTCGATGAAGTCGCGGGTGTGCCTGGATTTGGTGACGCCATTGCGGGTGTTGGCTGGGTGGAGTTTGATGAAGATGGCGGCATGCACCTCCCGGGCTTTGCAGAGCACAACACCTCTGCCGAAGTGCGCAAAAGCGGGGCCGCAGAGCGGCAGAAAGCCTACCGTGAACGGCTCAAAACCAAGGCAGTTTCTGGCGATGAGCGTGACGTAACGCGTGACGTAACGTCACACGCTAGAGAAGAGAAGAGAAGAGAAGATAAACAACCCCCTACCCCCAAGGGGGCCGATGGTGAGCCGCAAGCGGTTGAACAGCCCGGGTTCGTTTCGGTGTGGACAGCTTGGCCCAAGAGCGACCGCAAAGGCGGAAGGACTGTCTGCCACAAGCTGTGGAAGCGTGCCGGCTGCGAGCGGCAAGCGGCGGCGATCCTGGCCCATGTGGAGTGCATGAAGGCCACGACCGAGTGGACGCGAGACGGCGGGCAGTACATCCCCGCCTTTGCGACCTACCTCCGTGGACAGCGCTGGGACGGTGCCGAGGTTGACCAACGGCAAGCCGCATTGACGGGGGACGTGTGATGCGCGGCCACGAACCACTCCTGGCGATGCGTATGCGTGGACTGGCCCCCGAGGCTGTCTACATCGACGCAGGCCCCGCGACTTTCATCGCCAGCGACTGGCCGGAAGCCTGCCCCCGCTTTGCCCATCTGGCGATTGACGACACCGAGCCGCTGACCTCGCTCGATCTGCGGTGTGTCGTTGGCCTGTTCGTCCAAGTGTCCAGCGACAGCCCGAGCCGCCTGGCTGCGCTGGTGGCCGCTTGTGAAGCCGAAGGAGCCGCCCGCGTGATCGGCGTGCTGATGAAACGTGCGGGCGAGTTTTCCAGATTGATTGCAGTGACAGACACCGAAGGAGTAGCAACGTGGCAAACATCCTGAGCCCTGATGCGGTGGACTTTTCCGCCTACATCAAGGAAACCGAAGGCAAGCACAAGGTCCGCAGTGCGGGCCAGTACGTGCAAGAGATGATCGACGAGCTGGGTGTGCGCAAGCACGAGCCCCGCGACTATCTGCCGTGGGACAAGACGCACAGCCTTGTGCAGTTCCGGCCGGGCGAGGTGACGCTGTGGGCTGGCGTAAACGGCCAGGGCAAGTCGATGATGACCGGCATGGCGGCGTTGAGTCTGTGCACCCAAGGCCAGCGCGTGTGCATCGCCAGCTTTGAGATGAAGCCCCGCCGCACGTTGGGCCGGATGATGCGCCAGTGGTCGGGGCAGAGCGAGCCAGAGCCGCACGAACTGCAGGACACGGGCATCCTGACCGCGACCCGCGACCTGTACGAGCAATTCCGCGATTGGAGCCGCACCTGCCTTTGGTTGTACGACCAACAAGGCACGGTCAACACCGAAACGCTGATCGGCGTGCTCCGCTACTGCGCGAAGGAACTGCGGATCAATCACTTCTTCATTGACAGCCTGATGAAGTGCGTGAAGGCCGAGGATGACTACAACGGTCAGAAGGCGTTCGTTGACGAAATCACCGCCATCGCCCGCGACTACGGCATGCACATCCATTTGGTGCATCACATCCGCAAGCTGGAAACCGAGGACGCCACCCCGGACAAAACGGACGTCAAGGGCTCCGGTTCTATCACCGACCAAGTGGACAACCTCATGTTGGTGTGGCGGAACAAGAAGAAGGAACGCGACGCCCAGGCCGGCAAGAGCGTTGCCGCCGATGAGCCGGACGCCCGCCTGATCTGCGCCAAGCAGCGCAACGGTGAGTGGGAAGGGCGCATTGCTCTGT